GCCTATCCCGAGCCTTCCAGTATTTCAGCAGACAACAAAATTTAACGTAACTGAGGTTATTACTATGTCTACCGCAGCCGTAGTACCGCACCAAAACAAATTCAAGAGCTTCCTTGACCATCTCGGCAGCATGTTTTTGCTTGGCAACAAGAAAGCGCTCCAGATCGAAACGCAACTGGCACCCGCGGAGCAAAGCCTTGCTGGTTTAGCGATGCTCGTTCCTGGCGCCGCTCCCTATGTTGCAACCGTACAGGGAATCATTGGCGAGGTCGTCAAGGTACAGCAGATTGCCGATGCCGTCGGTGCTGGTACTGGAACGGGATCGCAGAAGCTGGCTGCCGCCCTGCCCAACGTAGAGAACGTCATCATGTCTGACCCTCTGCTGGCAGGACGGAAGATTGCGAATCTCGACCTCTACAACAAGGCATTCACTGCAATCACAGGCTCTTTCGCCGACTTGCTGAATTCGCTTGAGGCTCCCGTCGCACCTACTCAGGCAGTTCCTGTCCCCTCACCTGCTCCAGTATCTCAGGCGGCCTAGCTGATGGATTGGGCAGCATGGGGACCAACTATCGTGGCTGTCGTCACGGCCATATTCATTGCGGGGCAGGTTACGGGCAGAATCAAGGAGCAAGAGAAGACCTTGGGCGAGCACCATAACCGCTTGGATGGGCATGACCTGAAACTTGAATCTCATGGTCATTCAATCACCCGCATGGAATCGTGGACTGAGGGATACAACGCTGGCTCTGGTAGGAAGTAGGGAGGCATTCTATGTTGGACCCACTACTGAATGTAATAGCTGCGCTAGCTGGACTCTGCATCGGAGCTTTGATCGTGGCTTGTTTTGACGAAAATCGATCAGATGAGCTACGCAAACGCCTGGAAGCGTGTGAAGCAGAGATTGCTCGTTTGCAGAAGCGCCGTGACAGCCGAGGAAGGTTCACGAAGTAGATGGGAAGACCGAGCTTATACACGCAGGAACTTGGCGACCAGATATGCGAACGGCTGGCATCAGGTGAAAGCTTACGGTCTATCTGCCTTGAAGAAGAAGTTCCGGGTAAGACCACTATTTTCAGATGGTTGCAAGACAATGAAGAGTTTCGGAACCAATACACGCGCGCGAGAGAAATTCAGGCTGAGTTCTACGCGGAAGAGATTGTCTCCATTGCTGATACCCCACAGATTGGCGTGAAGACCAAAGAGAGCGAAGACGGCATAGAGACGATGACGGGCGACATGATTGAGCATCGCCGGTTGCAGATCGATGCCCGTAAGTGGGTTGTATCGAAGTTGCTTGCTAAAAAGTACGGCGACAAGATCCAGGCAGAGGTTAGCGGCAAGGACGGTGGTCCTATTCAGGCCGCCATCGCTGTGACGTTCATAAGGACTAATGGATCCGAAACCAGTAACGGCTGAATTCCCCGAAAAGCTGGCTCCTCTATTTGAGCCTCATCCTTACAAGGTTCTTTACGGTGGCCGGGATGGTTGCAAGAGTTGGAGTATCGCTCGCGCACTGCTTATTCTTGGCGCACAGAAGCCTCTCCGTATACTTTGCGCCCGCGAAACGATGGATTCGATCCGCGAGTCAGTCCACCAACTCCTGACGGATCAAATTAGCAATCTTGGCCTGGATGATTTCTACAAGCCGCTCCAGTCAGAAATTAGGGGCCTGAATGGGACGGAGTTTGTATTTGCTGGACTACGGAAGCAGACGGTCGGTTCTCTCAAGTCTTATGAGGCGATTGATATTTGTTGGGTGGAAGAGGCTTCCGTCGTCTCACGTAGAAGCCTGACAATCCTACTGCCAACCATTCGCAAGCCGGGATCGGAGATTTGGTTTTCCCTCAACCCAGACCTGGAAACCGATGCGGTATATCAGGATTTCATTGTAAACCCGCCTAAAGGCTCGTTTGTCTGCAAGATTTCTTATCACGACAATAGCTGGCTTAGTCAGGAGTCGAAAGACAAGATTGCAACGCTGAAGGAACGTGATCCTGACACCTTTCACCACGTTTATGAGGGTGCTACACGTTCCACCGTCGAAGGCGCGATTTACAAGGAGCAGATACGACAAGCCGAGATTGATGGACGGATCAGAGCCGTTCCTTACGATCCGCTAATGCCAGTTGATACGTTCTGGGATTTGGGATTTGCTGATCGGGTATCCATCTGGGCGGCGCAGCGCACCCCGTTTGAGATTCGCATTCTTCGGTATTTTGAGGGCGATCATCAGGCAATCGACTACTATCTCCGCGAGATGCAGACGTGGGGATATGTGTTTGGAACGTGCTTTCTGCCTTGGGATGGCGGAACCCGCAGTTTGGGAACAGGAAAGTCTATTGAAGAGTTGATGCGGTTAAAAGGATTCAAGGTACGGGTAAATCGCCAATTGAGTGTAGCGGATGGCATAAACGCGACCCGCACAATCTTCCCACAGCTATACTTCGACGCGAATCTTTGCGCGGATGGGCTGCAATATCTAAGGCGTTACCAGTGGGGACCAGCCACAGCGCTTGGAGTTCCGCGTAGTCAGCCGTTGCACGATGATGCGAGCCACCCGGCAGATGCATTGCGGACGATGGCAGTTGGAATAAGAGAACCAGCACGCGAAAGCAAGCAAGAACCTGAAAACCAAAACTACTACGGATCGGATGGATGGATGGCATGAGCAAACTGACGACAGCAGCACGCAATGAGATCCCGGCGAGCAAGTTTGGCCTGCCCAAGTCGCGCAAGTTCCCGATGCCGGACAAGAGCCATGCGGCCAATGCCAAGGCTCGCGCTACGCAGCAGGTATCGGCTGGCAACCTTAGCCCTGCTTCGGCTGCCAAGATTCGCATGAAGGCGAATAAGGTACTCGGGAAATAATGGCCGATACCGAGAGCAAATCCAGAGAAGAATTCCTCGCCACAGCACGCAAGCGCTTCGCCGCGGCTGCTGAGGATGAAAAGCATCTCCGCGATAAGTTCGTCTCTGATCTCAAGTTCGCATCACCTGATGGTGACGATCAGTGGGACCCTCTGGTCAAGATGCAGCGCGAGGCTGCCGGCCGTCCGGCGATGTCGTTTCCTCGTTGCCATACCTTTGTTCAGCAAGTATCGAATGAGGCAAGGCAGAACAAGCCGCAAATCAAGTTCTCTCCACGCCTGGATGCCGACAAGGATACGGCAGACATCTATGAAGGGCTGGCAAGGTACATTCAGTACACGTCAGAGGCCCAGATTGCTTATGAGACGGCCATCGAGTACAGCGCTGGTGGATCGTTCGGCTATTACCGCTTCCTTACCGATTACGCCGATGACGAGGGCGACGACCTCGACCTGAAAGTTGTTCCGGTTCTCGATCCTCTTACCATCTACGGTGTGCTGGTGCCTGCCTGCTTCAATCGCAAGGTCCCCTATGCGTTCGTAGTTGAGGACATTCCCAAGGAAGAGTTCAAGCTGCTTTACCCTGATTCCCAGCTATCTGGACTTTCGTGGGCAGAAGCGGAAAAGCAGGGAGAAGGTTGGGTTGGCTCTGAGACGGTACGGATTGCCGAGTATTGGTATGTAGAGGAAGGCAAGGCTGAAAAGGGCAAGCGCAAAGCTAAATCAAAGGTAAAGTTCTGCAAAACGAACGGACTTGAGGTTCTTGCTGACTCCGAGACTGATTGGCCAGGCTCAACCATCCCGATTATTCCCGTTTTGGGCAAGCAGATGATTATGGAGGGCAAGCCGCGCTTGTTCTCTGTGGTCCGCCCGCAGAAGTCAGCGCAGCAGCTCATCAATTATTCGAAGTCACGGATTGCCGAGACGCTTTCGACCTCGCCAATCTCGCCATTTATGGTGGCTGAAGGCCAGATCAATGGCTATGAGAAGGAATGGTCAGCGCTCAACACGTCGCTGAAGCCATATCTGACGTATAAGACGATCGACAACGAGGGGCGGCCTATCGAGGCTCCGCAGAGACAGACATTCGAGCCGCCAATTCAGGCTCTTTCTTCATTCGTCATGCAGGAAATAGACGATATGAAGGCCACAACGGGCATATTTGATGCTTCGCTGGGTAATTCGGCCAATGAGGTTAGCGGCCAGGCCATTCTGCGCCGTAAGCAGCAGACCGACCTCACCACAATGCACTTTATGGACAACCTCACCCGCTCCTTCAAGAAGGGCGGCGAGGTGATTGCCGAACTCATCCCAAAAATCTACGACACC